ATGCTAAATTTGCTTATTAAATTGTTTGGTTTTTTTATGAATTTGTGGGGCGGGCTCAGCGATCAACAAAAAGAAAAGATAATAGATGCGATTGTCGAGAGCTTTACCTCCCTCTTCAGAGAATATTTCCAACAACGCAAGGATGCATAACATGGTAAAGCTAAAAGATGTAGTAGCGAAAGCAGGTAGTACAGGTACTGGAATTGCTTCACTTACAAGCACTATCTCTAAATCCACCGCACTTGTCACTAAGATAGCCACGGGGATAACGCTTAGCGGCGCATTCAACAATAGAAGCAACAAGGATATTGTTAAGTTTTCTGAGCAAGCCGAAAAGATCGTTACTCAAGATTCTTTCCTTGATGAACTTGATTCTAAAATTGGGCCTGCTCGCCAAAACGAAACTGAGGATGAATTTGTTGCTCGTGCAAAAAAAGAAATGCGTGAGTTATTAAGGTTAAAGCTTAAGTGAGATAAAAACCTCTTCTCTGCCGATCGGTTACTTAAGGCACTGATTTTTTATATATTCTTGAAGATAACCGTTCTGCTTCGTCACTGTGACGATTCTTTCTCTGAGGGTGAAATAATCCCGTTCAGCGGAGTCAGTAAGTCTGGGGCTGGAAGCATCGCCCATGCTGCTGGCGTCGGCCGTTCCGTTCGTGGGACATCTGGCGTTGACGTGCAGCCCACACTTACCAGAGCTAACGCAACGCTGCAGATCTTCAAGCTGAGATTTCGCATCGGACAATTCCTTCGTGTATTTAGCATCCAGCGCAGCGACATCTCGCTGTCGGGTCTGCATGTCTTTGATGGTGGCGTTCGCCAGGCTGAGTTTCTCAGTGGCTATATCGCGCTGGTCTTTATAAGCGATGGCGTTGTCTCGGTAGTGGTTAATCGCCCATGTCATAGAAACCAGCAGGCAGATAACGACAGCGCAGATGATGGCTGTTATTCGACTCATTTCTGGCCCCACTCGCAGACTTCGCGCTCAATCTCGCGCCGGGTGATAAGCCCCTTCCACTGTTTGACACCGGCATACGTCCAGCGCTGCAGTTCTTTGCATGCACCCGGAACGTCGCCGGAATTTAATTTTTTCAGCAGCGTCGATCTGCTAAACGCTCCAGCTCCTACGTTGTAGGTGAAAGAGTAAAGCGCGGCGCGGGTTGGCTCAGGGATGTGAACATTGATCAGCGGGTCAATGGCGTTAGCTACTTGTTGCAAATCAGACTGCAGCAAAGCGTCACATTCTTTATCTGTGTAGCGGTGACCGCGGCGAACGTCAGCGCCGGTGTGGCCATCGCAAACAGTCCAGACGCCGACCACATCCTGATAGGCGTAATAACGCCGCCCTTCCAGTCCATCAGCATTACCCAGCATGACAGCTGCAATTGAGATTGCTCCGGATCCGCCAACAATGACGCCCACCAGCTTATTCCTCAACGTTGGGTTCATCTCGACTCCTGCTGCGGCGGTTGTCTTCGCGGATTTTGAAATAGAGATTCGTCAGATACGTCAGTACAGCGATGATGATGCCCACCAGCACGCCGATAGCGTTCCACTGCTCGGGGCTGTAGGCATTCAGCATGCCGTTTAGGATGCTACCGGCTGAAGCGCCGTATGCAGCACCGGTGGTTAGTTTGTCCATGCGATACATACTCTCACCTCGCGTAGTTAGCGGGTGCTGTGTGTTTGAAAAGGGTCTGTCCGTCGGGACGATTTAACAAGAAGGCGTGTCGATGATGGTTCTAGGAGTCTGAAATTAAAAAGCCAGCGACAGGCTGGCAATGTGAGGGTAAGGCAATGAACAGGATATTATTTAGAACCAAGCGACCTTTAAGCTAGCTAAACAGATGGCATTTGTGTAAAAAGATGACATCAATCAGTAGGTGTTCATCGTGAAATACATTCGGCTAATATTAAAGCTCATAACAGTATCACTTTATGTGTTTCTGGTTGTTTTTGGCTCTGGATTTGTAGGTTCGAGTACAGCCAATGCAATTAATCTTGAAACACTTAACCTAAATTACTCATTAATCGCAAAGGACTCGGCGGTATACGCACTCTGCGCAACCGGTGCGACATTAGTTGTTCCACCTGTCCTATATTTAATCCAACATTATGTCTGGCCAGTGTTGAAGTTTATCGGCTTGAAGATTCGCTTCTTCTTCCATGGATACTAAAAGGCTCGCAGCTAGCGAAGCATCGCTTATTTTTTCCGTTACAGCGCTAGCTCTTCAATAATTCATAAATCGCCAGAAGCAAAAAGCCCCACGGGGTTAACCGCAGGGCTTTAAACGAAGGCAATAACCCATCGTTAGAGCAAAATTACCACAGTTTCGGGAAAAGTAAATAGCTCACGACAAATTCATGCCCTACTTAGTTATCTTCTTGAGCTGCGCTTCTGCCCATGCCTCTTCGATGTCAAACTTAGTAATCAACTGATCGTAGAATGGCTTAACAGACTTCTTCCAGGTATCGAGGGTGATTGCATCCGTTATCTGGCACATCGCGGCGTAAGCCTCAGTTGATGGAATTCGCTCAAACCCCCGCCCACTGCAGCGCTTGCAATCAGCCAGAACCGGCACACCCTGCTGTTCAGTAAGAACCTGATTAACGGTTTTCCCGCGTCCATGGCAATCTTTACAGGCACAACTTACAACCTTCTTACCCTTGCACTGAGGGCAGAGAACGCGCGCTACCTCCATGACCTGCCTACGCACCTCATACTCAGAAGGTCGAATATCCTCCGCGCCCATGTGCAAAGACATCTTCACGAACTTCTTCTCTTTTGCCGGAGTGTGAGACTTCATGCTGAAAACCTCAGCGTCAATAAACCCTTCCCCATTGCAGCCATCGCACTGCTTCACGCTGGCGGCGCTGCGGGAATAGTCCTCGAACGCGAAGGTGGCCAGCTGATGCATCACCAGTGGCTTAACCCCGGCATCCAGTTTGCGCAGTGCAGCCACCCGATCGCACCTGGTCAGCGCATACTTGGCCAGCAATTCGATCGCCCTCTCCCGGTCATTCTTGCTGATACCCATCTTCCCGAGAAAAGCGCTGTAACCCAAGGCTGCCCGTTCCTGCGTCATGCCCATAGCGGCCATAATATCCGTCCCGGTTAATGAGTCTGACGCCGTTGCACGCGGAGAATCATTAATCATTGTCGATTTGGCGAAGTGATATTTGAGGGTGTTTTCAAGGTTCATGCGGTCTCCAGCTCGGTAATGGTGAGTTCTAATTTCCCGCCCTTAACGACAGGCTTTTTCACAACGCGATAGTCGACAACCTGGCAGTCATCCAGCCAGAACCCCGCCTTGGTTAAAGCGTCGAATGCAGCTTTTTGCAGGTTATCCAGATCACGGCGCCGGCGGTCGGGCATGTGACATTCAATTAGGATTTTGAGTGGTGCAGCCGTCCGGATATTAAGACGAGCGCTTCGAATGACACTGGCCACCGCATAGCGATACGCGACGCCATCAGCACTGATATGCGTGCGCCCGCGGTTGTGCCTGTAATACCGGTTGTTGCTCGGCGGCCAGGGCAAAGTGATTTGATATGTCTTCACGTTCACCCCCACATCCGGTTTCGCCATCGACTGTCCGGGCGGGCTGGTGTATTTGAGGTCGGCAGGAATGCACTGACAGTCCAGGTCACGTAATCTTGGTTTAGGCTGCGCTCAACGGGCACGCCGCGCGCTTTGTAACGCTTGACCAGTTCGTCGGCCTGTTCGGTGCTGCAGTCGGTATGGTGGAACCAGGTATGTTTCATGTCCTCACCCCGCAAAGCCAAGCAGCTGAGCGGCGACATTTTCTGCCTCATCACGACTGCGAAATGAACGGGACAGGACCCAGCGCCAGAGGACATCGAGCGCGGCTTTATAGAGCTGCCGGAACTCGAGTTCGTCCATGTTGGCGAATGAGATGCTACGAGGATACTTTTTGAGTGTTCCGTCAGGTAGCTGAATGGCATCAAAGTGCCCTGCCTCGACGATGACCCATGAGCGGTAAGCGTCAAAGGATTTGCACAGGCTAATACCATTCGTGACGCGCCGGTAAGCAACCTGTTCCAGATACTGCTCAGCAGCATCAATAAGAGCGCCTTCACTCCCGCCATAAGAAGACAGAAACTTGGCGTAGCCGGTAATCAGCTTCCGCTCGTTACTAGAAATAGCCCCGCCGGTTGGTTCCCAGTATTCAAAACCGAGATTGAGAAGCGCGAAAAAGCGCCGGTGGAATGCCGGATTTCGGACCCGCCTGAACTCGGCAACAAGAACATCGCCGAGCCGGGTTTTTGATTGCAGGATATCGCTGGTCTCGGGCGTAGCCGGGATCAGTATTCCTGAGTGGTGTTTTATAAGTTGTAATTCTAGCGCCATGGTTATCTCCGTGGCGCATCAGGTATAGGTTGTTCAGGCCTATGAACGCATATTATCATGGTAATCTTGTTAATGTCATTAATGATGAAAATACTTTGTTGATGCACCCAGGCATAGTATTATTTAAAAACGTTCTTTTGCCGATAAGACCAGTACAACCGCGCTCGCTAAGGAATTAATAATGTTAGATTTTCTACGGGATATTTTTGCCTCTTTTCGTCAAACCTCTCTAGAAAGGGTAAAGAGCCCTTTTCTTGGGGCCTTTGTCTTTTCATGGATTGGATTTAACTGGCAAATGCTTGCCATTCTATTTTTCAGCAAGAATAGTATTGAAGAAAGATTGAAGTTTATAAATAGTAATTTTGATGTTTGGAATTATTTATCAGCACCACTTTGCACCTCTGCATTAATAGCTTTTTTGTTACCACAAATAAATAAAGCAATTACTAAAATTCAAGACAAGCCCAACTCGGAAACAATTGAGTTAACTTTATCATCTAAAATTAGAGTAGCAGAACTTCAGCAATCAATTGCAGAGATCGAAGCAAGAAAAAAACTTGCTGATAAAAAGGAAGAACGGTACATAGAAGAAAGCATCTCATTAATTAAAGCCGAGAATAAAAAACTGCATGAGTTAGTGCTATCCTTTGAGATAGAAGTCAAAGAATTGCAGATCAAGTTAAGTGATAGCAAAGCAGAAGAAAGTAGTTTAAAAGCCCAACTTCGCTCAGAAAAAGATTCACTAGAACAAAGTGAGAGTGCTCGCAAAAAATTATCTGAATTAAATATAGACTTAAACTCCACTATAAAAGAACTTGATTATGAACGTATGCAAGCAAGCCATAGCATTCTAAAGCTTGAGGAAGAAATTGGCAAACTCCAAACAGATTTTGAAAATCTAAATGAATTAAAAAATACTTTAACCTCTCAAATAACTAATCTGTCAAATCTTTATCCGGGTATTTTCAGAAATCACTTAGTAAATGGAGTTCCTCACATAGAACTTACAGAAATTGCAACGAGGGGATTGCCAAACATTAATAGAACAATGATTATGGATAATATAAAGAATGCTTTAAAAAAGAAAGAGCCTGGGGCAGAAGATTTAATCGAAGATATTTAAACGCATGCTGCGATACTTATATAGCAAGTCATAAGTTTCAACTCTCGCGCCTAATTTATAGATAGGCGCGGAAAATATTAAGTGAGATGCCTCAAAGTTTGGTTTTCTGCAACTCGAAACCCTGAGCGTTCAAGCATCTGCGTAAAGAGTTTCGGTCTTCCTACTTTCTCATCAACCTATAACGGCATGAACGACACCTCCTCGCCTCGTCGGTACAAGAGTGCTCTCCCACTGTCAGGAAATGAGTGCAGTCTCGGAACGATGGTCCCATCTTGGCATCTGATGACCGCGTAGCCCTTGCTCTGTAATTCTTCTTTCTGTTTCACCAATACCCCCTCCATACTGGGAAGTTTTTGCATGATGTATTAATAAAACCAGTATCTGCTCTCTCCCGGGTCCGATGGTAATTTTTTACAACCCTCTTGTTAAACGCCTTTTCGCCCGTGAAAAAACTGAACTTGCCCAAACTAGCTCGGTATAGACATTCACTGTATCCATAGAAACGAATCTGGTTTCGTTTTGATATTTTTTTATCTAGGCTCTGAATTACACGTGTAGGAATTTCTTCAATGCAATCAATCGTTAAATTAGCTTTCATGAATGCCCTCACCACATTAGCTGTATACTTATACAGAGTACTGATAGAGTTAAGTAATCAATAATTTAGCAGCACAAAACGTTAAAGCTTAAGCCATAATACTCAAAACCCCAATAATGCGGAGTCTGTGAGTATATCTACACCAATCTTAGTATTCGCCATAAAATGGCGATTAAGAATCATTAACTATTAACCCAGCAAGTGGACGTAACTCACCACATAAACTGAATCCGATTTGAACAAACCAAGGATCATTTTCTAATGCTGCGAACATGGCACTTTGCCATGAATTTTTATTTATCTTACTCCAGCTAATATAATGTTCATGCAAAGCCATTTTCAAACCTCTTTCTCCACCAATTTCCCATTCTCTTTTTAGGGATTCTGCAATGCCAGATAGTTGTCTACTAGCATGTGATGTATATAGGTTTGCAAGTTTGAATTTTTTAAAATGCCAATTTATCCTTTCAGATAAATTAGGTTGAATTTTATCAGATGGCACAGATTTAAATTTTATTATAGGAGCCTTATCTTTTTTTTTCACAACTTTTGCAATCAACCAAATTTCATCTATCACACCATCAAAATATGGGTTTAAAACTTGCTCTTCATTATTTGTTGGGTGATGTTCTCTTTTGATATGATTACATTCCATACAGCACGGTATTAAGTTGAGAGGATTCACAACCAATTTTGGGTATTTACTTTTTGGTAAATAATGATCTAATGTACTTACATTGCGTTGTCCACAGTATGGACAAATGTCATCTTTTGCATAGAGCTTAATTTTATCGTAATACTTTTCTCTTACCTTCTTGCTCTGGGAAAAACAGTTAGAGTAAAGATCCTCCATCTCTGCTTGCGTTACATTCGGTGGAATACCATCCCCTCTTGGAATTGCGTAAAATGTAAAAACCTCACCAATTGCCTTTAAAAGTTCGTTTTCGCCGAGTATATCAGTCCTTACAGATCTCAATCTTAATTTTAATTCTTCAGATTGTTTCACGTTAACGCAATTATCAAAAACATTGCCCAACCTAAATGAAGGCTTAATTACTTCGTTCATTTTAAACCTCCGCATCTCTATTACTCAGCAACCCCCTTAGAATCATTCTGGCTTCAGATCCCAATGCACCTCCAAACATCTCAAAAATGTTTTCATAAGTAGATTTATCGTCTATTGCCTCTTCTAATACTTTATGGAAACCTGATCTTGTAACCTCTAATCCAAATATTTCGCTAGTCAGTATTCCCACGTTTTCTCCAAATGTTTCTAAACGAGGACGGCTAGCGGTGGATGAAGAACCTGACCTCGAAATTTTCCACACACATTCCTTAGGCACTTCTTGCAATATAACTGGTGAGTGTGTAGCAACCAGCGCAACACCATTGCGCTTAGTTAGCAGATCCGATAGAGCACGAGTAAATGCCGATAGCAGAGGTGGATGAAGATGGCTTTCAGGCTCATCCAGTATAACTAGCGTCATTTCATCTACTAATTCTACTAATTTAGTTATCGTAAGCAAAACTATTGCATGTCCAGAGCTAAGCTTATTGAATTTTTGCCTTGAAAACTCTTCCCAGTGTGTATCATCATAATTAAGCAACTGACAAAAGTCAGCCTCTTCGAAAAGAGGATCGGACTCTAAAGCTTTTATTGCATCATACCATCGTGTTCGTCTTGGTCCTAAACGACACACTTTAAAACTTTCAACTAAATCATTCTTCAGCATCGCCGGTGATTTAATCAAAACCTCAGAACTTATTTTTTCATCATAATACCTTAAACCGATCTGATAAGCCTTCAAACCAGTAACTTTAATATCTGGCAAATCAAAATCGTCAAATGCACTAAATGATACTGATATTATCCCAGAAAAATTCCAATTATTTGCATCCTTTCTTAAAATCTCTCCATACTCATCAACATTTTGGTTATTTTCAATTATTGATCTTACAATATTTTGGATGCATCGAGTTTTCCCTACCCCGTTCCTACCAATCAAGACATGGACATTACTTGAAGGTAATGATGTAGGCTTAACGATAAATTCCAATACTGGCGCACTATCATCATTCTTTGGGAATTCATAAATGAAGTTGAAACGCGTTAATTCAGCATAACCATTTGACAACCTATGGAATTTATTTTTAATATTCGTCAAACTTAAATCGCGCAACAGGGATTCACCCATTACTTCTTCAAAAAGATTTTCATTTAAAATTCTTTTATCATAGGCGCAATCTCTGAGACCTATTAATATCTCTTTCTTAAGTTCCTCATCAAGTTCATTCAAAGCTTCATAATAACTTTCACTTTGTCCCAGTGAAAAATAATCATCATTTAAAAAAGTAAATTCACCTCGTATATTAGCTCGTCTAGACTTTCCCTCTAGTGATATTGTTGTCGATGGCTTAAGTCCTTTCTGGCCAATTTTAAGATGGCCTATATCCCTCATTATTCCATTATCATCTACCACACGCATATAGTACTTGGTTTCGTATTTTCCCCAATCATCCCAGTTATCATTTGTAAGAAAAACATATCTTTTTTTAGCTGTATTGATAGGTGTTGAACTATCAGCCAGTACAAATTTCACTCTTTCCATCTATACTCCTCAACTTTAGCCAGTGTCCTAAGGATTGATTCCGCATCAAACAGTACACCGCAAATAAGAGCATTCCCATTGCCTTTTCGTCAAATCAAAAAATAATGGGTATTTTTCTGCTTTGTGAAGGTGCTTTTGCTTTAATTTCATTAATTCATGCTATCGTTGTTCGTCTATTGCCCATTACTATGACTCAATACATTGAGAACAATATGTCTTTCAATTTAATAGCTTAGGGTGCTTTTAGGAACGAGCAACCTGCCCACTATAGAGCCGAACATGCTCAGTGCTTCGGAAGCATCGCCAGCGACGCAGTTAGGTTGGTAGCGCACAAATACCCCTACCTACTATTTTTGTATTAATGCTTTGATCATTGGTCAATAATCGATTAATTGATTAAACCTGCCGCTTTACGGCGTTGGTACTCTTCCATCAGCAGCTGTGCCGGAGTTGGCTCTGCCGGATGCTGCGGTGCAGCTAACTGGCGACGGATTGGTGGAACCGAAAGCCCGTTGCGTACGTGCTTCATCCATTTGTTTAATAACTTCTCTGCCAGTTTTTTAAGTTCCCCCTCAGTCATCTGGCGCTCTACGCCAGTCGTGCGCATTTCGATGCAGATGTGATACAAAACCGGCGTCGGCCATGGATATTGCTCACTGCTCGGGTACCGAAACACCAGCTTACGCCACTTCCAATACTCAGCCATGACGTCAGCAGTGGTGATCCCCAGCACGCATCGCCCTTCCCTGCACCACTTGATGAACTGGCCAGGTGACGGTAGGAACGGACGCTCCTGGCGGCGGACCATGCGCATACCGGCTTCAACCTGCTCCAGGGTGTTAATCCCGTTTTCTTTGAAGGCCAGCACCCACTGTCGGCGGATCTCGTTAACATCTTCCTGGCTTCGGTTAACCAAGCTTGCCGGGAATGCGGCCGCCAACTGTACGAATAGCCCGTTGATAATCTGCGCCACCTGCTGCGTTTGTTCGCGCTCGGTGTACTGCTCAGGAAGGTTGTGCGCCACGCGGCGAGCCTGTTCCCGGTCAAAATTGCGAATGCTCTCGGCAAAGTTTTTCATTCCAGCACCCCGTCAATCCAGTCGGTGTTATGCAGGTCAATGCCGCCCCGGGTAGGCTTTGCCGTTCCGGTTGCACGCATCCGTTTGGTGGTGAGCTGATCCCACTGTTTGCGAAGACTCGAGGGACTCAGGATGTTGTCTTTCCAGAACTCATCCCGGTTGGCCCACTGGAACAAGTCACAGATTTCGTAGTGAGTACGCTTGTCCTGGACACGCATAAGCCTGATGGTGTTTGCCCATTCAGCCCAGTTTGGTTCAGATAGCGATGCGTTGACGGTGAGAAGCCTGTCGAAAATCCAGCGTGCGGCCTTGAGGTCGTCAGCGGATCCCCATGATTTACCTGCAGGGGTGTATATCCCGGCGGCTGCTTCTGGATGGCGTGAGAGAAACTTTTGAGTTTTCTGGTTTCGGGATTCGTCAGAATTCCGAGACGAGGATATTTTAATATTGTTCTTGTTATAGTCTTGGGTGTCTACCGTTTCCGGGAAGCTTTTTCCCGTTTTCGGTAACACTTTTCCCGATTTCGGGAAGACTTTTCCCGTTTTCGGTTTGTCTAAAATCCAGGCGGAAAGGTCAGTATTTATACCGACCGTTTTCATCACGCCCTGCTTCTGACTGAAGATAATTTTGCGATCTGCGAGCGATTTGAGCGCATCCGAAACGTGGGAATCACTCAGCCCTGTAAGCTCGGCGATCACCGTGTTCGTAACGCGGTCCTGTTTCTTGTTCCAGCCGTAGGTAAGCCAGATCACCGCCTCAAAACACTGCCACTCCCGGCCTGACATTCTCAGACGAGGCTTGAGCTGTTGGATCTCGTTAGCGACCTTGGTATACCCGTTCGACAGGTCGGCCATACGACCTCCCGGTTGTTCGGTTCTGTGGGGGAAATTGATAATTTCAGCTGTGTTTGACATACTTACTCCTGCAAAGAGTCCAAACGATTTGCACCAGAAAGCTGTTGGTGTTCGAGCACCGCAGCTTTCGCCATTTCTGTAGTTCTCACATAACCCCCAGCATCGAAGTAACCATCGTCATCAGCGGCCCTACCTGCTCCGGCATGAGTCGGAACAGCGAAGCTATACCCTCGCTTACCTCTTTCAGCTTCTGATGCTCTGGAGCGTCCAGCAGCACGGCCTGCTTAGCTTCGGCACACTCTTTCATCGCAGAGGCGATCAGCGACATTGTGTCGTTCTTCGGCGCCAGACGGTTACGGAACTCCAGCGGCAGGACGGCCATGATTGCCGGGGCCAGTTGGCGGACATACTCACGGTACTGCTCAGAGTCGAAACGGTTATCCAAGAAGCGAAACAGCTTCTGGCGCGCACGGCTGATATCCTCCGGGAAGCTGATGGCTGTCCCGCCCCGCTCCCGATATTCGTTGATGATCAGCGCCGAAACGACGTCCTGATTGTTCAGCGCCGACGACCACGCCCGGACCACTTCGCAGATCTTTTCGTGGTCTGGAGCCGCCTTAGGTTGAGCGCGGTTTATCATTTCTCCCGGGTGTATTCCGGTATTGTGTTGATACGCAAGTGAATGCATTGCTTTCCCTTTCGTGGTTAGGGCCGCCATTAAGCGGCTGTGTTATTCGCCCCAAGCAACTGGGCGAGATCTGGACGGATATCTGCTGGTTTGAGCTTGCCGTTGGTTGCAGTGACAATCTTCATTACGTAGCGGGCATCTATGCCGCCACCGTGCAACCAGCGCCAAACCGTCGGCTGCGCCACGCCGCACAGGTCTGCTAATTTCTTCTGGCTACCAGCGATATCAATGGCGCGCTGGATGGTTTTGTTCGTCATATTTCAATTCCCATGAGTATTGGTGCGAATTGATAATAGCAATGCGTATTGATTAAGGCAATAGCTAAACGTGTTTTGACCATCAATACGCAAGCGTATAAATTTAAACTCATGAAAAAAGAAACTCTTGCAGAACGCCTGAATCAGGCAATGGAACTATCTGGCATGTCTCAGGGCGCTCTGGCTAAGGCGTCTGGTGTTGCTCAGCCCACCATCTGGAGGCTGACCAGTGGCAATGCCCGTGGCTCAACTAAAATCGTTGAGATCGCAAATGCGCTTGGCGTTCGCTCTGAGTGGCTTTCAACCGGAGTTGGCCCGATGCGTGATGATGGTCAAAAGCCCGCAATTTCACAGCCAAAAACCGAGCTGGGACCTACTGACACATTCCGCATTGAAGCGCTAGACTTTTACGTAAGCGCTGGGCCAGGAGCCATCAACAGCGAGTTTGTAGAGGTGCTACGCTCCGTGGAATATTCAGTCGAAGACGCTCGCCAGATGTTCAATGGCAGGAAGGCGGAGCAGATCAGAATCATCAATGTTCGCGGTGACAGCATGTCCGGGACGATTGAGCCAGGCGACCTACTCTTCGTCGATATCAGCGTTCAGCACTTTGATGGCGATGGAATTTACGCCTTCATCTACGACGACACCTCACACGTTAAACGCCTGCAAAAGATGAAAGACAAGCTTCTGGTCATTTCAGACAACCAGACATACCGCCCATGGGATCCGATTGAAAAAGAAGAAATGAACAGGATACTTGTGTTCGGTAAAGTGATTGGCAGCATGCCTCAAACATACAGAAAACACGGTTAACATTTTTGCCTAACGGCTTTTCACAGCAAGGATTATCATGAAAAAGTTAGTTATTGCAGCGACAGCAGTTGCGCTTCTCTCTGGGTGCATGTCCATTCCTAAACCAGTAAACCTCCCGCCGTTCCCGCAGGCCGAGTATGACAAGTTGAAGCTTGATGGCTCTGAAAAACTGACTGGTCAGGCCTTCCTCAAGACAATGGGTGGAGACGTAAAAGTAGCGGCCGGCAGCCAGGTGATCCTGATGCCAAAAACCTCTTATACCGATTTCCAGTTCACCACATGCATGGGGATGACCCGCTGCGACAAAGAAGATATGCGTGCCGCGAAGTATGAGAAGGTCACTATTGCTGATGCCCAGGGCAAGTTTGAGTTTGATAACATTGCCCCAGGCGAATATTACGTCCAGACCAGTGTGACCTGGATGCGTCCATCCACTTACGGGTTGGTGACTGAAGGCGGCGCGCTGATGTCAGCCGCATCAGTAAAAGCAGGCCAAAACAATACAGTGATGGTTACCAGGTAATCATCAAAGTTCAGAAAAACCCAGCCACAGTGCTGGGTTTTTTATTGCCCGCATTAAGCCCCTCGTCCACCTAACACCATTCGCAACGAAAAAACCACACGAATCACAATCAATCGAAAAATCATCAAAATAAATTCCTTTAGCTATCAACACACTAATACCAAATGCTATTGATTAATATCAATACGCATTGCTATAAATAATACCAATAGCTATTATGAAGCCATCGAAACGAAGCATCGACAGCTGAGCGAAGTTAGCCAGCGGCGGACAGCAAGTCGCCTGCTTTTTAACAACATGCAGATTTACAGCGTCAATGACCTGTTAAGACCCCTACACGAAAACGTGCTGTATCAACGGGTTCAATCAGGTCGGTGAGAGTGTATCCCGCACGAGAGCGAGAACGGCGTGAGAACGGGCAACACTGGCAGGGAGTTGGCGCTACCAATACAGGTAATGTTTTGGGGTGTGGTGGCAGTGACCTCAAGCGAAGTGCAACGCTAGCAGTGTGATAAGACCTGAAAATCGGTTGGGCAGAGTGTTGTTTGCCAATACGGAAACAGGGCGCTCAGGAAGTAAGTGAGAGTGGCGACTCAATGCCACCCACCACACCATTTCAATGGGTCGAATGGCCTGCGATGAATAAACAAAGGGGTGAGGGTATGGATAAAAGACTGGAAGAATACCTGGCTGTTCTAGCAAAACAAGCAGGCGTCAGTTTTAGTGAGGCCTGCAAGATTGTAATACGACAAATCAACGAGCATCATCGCAGTGATGCAAATCAACATTCAATGGTGGGTGGTAATTCATCTATCAAGAGCTAAATACCAAGCTCTTCCTTCACTTTGAGTTACAAGGATATGAGGATCGATGTTTAACGATTTGGATATGCGCATCACCTCATCTCGAACCTGATATAGGCCTAATGATTTAGAGGCCACATATTCCGCATCCGGAAGCTTGAACACCTGCCCATCGTCGCTAGTAACCGTTCGATGATATCCGGAAGCAAGCATGCTTTCATGAAGCTTGTTATAGGTTTCCCAATCAGCGCCACTTAGCTCAACCCTAACGGTGTAGTCCGTCATTGATATTCCTTATTTTTAACCGTGGAAGCTCAAGAATATCAGTTCCTTTAACCGTGGAAAGTGAAGGAAATCACGCGCCGGGCGTGACTAATCATCCCGGCACCAATAATCGCAAAGCCGCCTAACAAGCGGTTTTTTTTCTTACCTCAGTCGCTTCAACGAGGCGGCTTAGTTATGACAACCGGCGGCCATCCACCGCTACAACAATGTGCATCAGGTATAAATGTTCCGCTGGCCAGCGTTAAGGCACAAAGCACACAAATTTTATGAATATCGGAGGTGAATATTGCAACCACTACGTATATACGCATTAACGTTCGTAAATAAAGCTTTAACACTTTCAACTGATAACCGTGATGATTTTTGGCTGGAAATTCCCGGAGGTATTGGGTGGGTTAAATTCTCCAGGATCCGGGAAGAAAAAGAATTTACAACTGATGGAGCGTTGTTTGCAGCCACTGAACTGCGTTCGGTATCTGACCTAACCCCTTCCCCACAAGTTCAAGCACGATGTGTTTTGTGGCGTCAGCGGGAAGCTCTTTTAAGCGCTGCAAATACACTTTCTTTTCTTCTGGGTCTGAAACATTCTGATTTATGAAATCCCTTAAAGCAGTGAGCGATTCGTCATGGAGTTTTACTGTCACCACTTTTAATGAGGAGGAGATACTTCCCTCTTCACTGAGCAAGTTAATAGCATCCTTAGTTACTGAAATCGTGTCTAGAGCAGGCTCTTTACCGCTTAGATATTCTTCTATTCCTCCCTTAATCATCCCCTCTTCTCTCAAATAAGCGATGTTTTGCAAAAGCGTTTTCTTATCAAGAGCAGCTAACTCCCTCGGTATGTACTCGATCGGGTCAGGATAGCTCTCTAAAGCGAGTTGAAGAATTTGAAGCTGAAGATTTCGGTTAAACGTGGCCATCCATGTTTCCTTGTGCTGGCTGTGTGAGAACTTCCAGCATACCACCGAGCCTGAAGTGGTTAAAAGACAGGCATAACAAGGAGATCATTATGATTGATTACGCTCGCAAACCAGGTCGGCAACAGGCCGTAAAGTTGAATTTTGTAGAAGTGATTCTTCGCCGCTTGTGCTACCTGCTGGCGCAAAAGGGGGATCCAGATGTGTAACTCGACGAAATGCGGGTACTGCGGCAAGCCGGTTGAACCGGAGAAAGTAGTCAAAAGTACCCTTCTCTATCGCAACGGCTCACAGCTGGCGCGTAAAGAAAAAGAATACTGCTCTGAACGTTGTGCTTCGTACGACCAGATGGCCCACGAGGCATAACGTAAAAGCCGCGCAAGGCGGCCCGTACGTCCGGTGCTCCCGACCAAAGTTACACCGGAAAACTACTTAAAAAACCAAAGTTCACCCAATGGGCGCTATCTCTGGCCCGGGGATCTTACATCCAAAAAAGAGGATCTCACATGGAATTTTTCTATGTAGTTAAGGCTACGCAGAAATCTGGCAAAGAAGACGCAGTGATTTGGTTCACTGCTAAATCAGAAGCCCGTGCCAACCTGCAGCTCGATGTCGAGCTGGAAGATGCTGGTATTGAAACCGGCCGCGGTAAGGATTACGCCAAACCGGTTCGCACCGATTTCCCTGTTTACAACGATCTGCCTGAAGAAAACACAGTGGATTACACCTGGTGCAAACGTTACGAACTCCAGGACGATGGACGCACTTGGCTACCAAAGGCTGGTGCTGAGTCTGCTGGGGCCATGGACAACTCTGCCGCACCGGAAACGACCGTTAAAGTCGGAACTATCGTCGAGAGTGTCCCGCTTGAAAACCGCACTCCAGCGGTCCGCTATGCCATCCATTTGACCAGCGACAAATACCAGTCACACATCACTAAAGAGCAGCAGTTGGCTGCCAGCGAAATGTCACTGGATGAAGGCAACACTTATCTCCAGAACCTGCTGCTGGCGAAGAACGACATTCCTGAAATTGCCGAGCTCAGCCTGAACGCTGAGTGGAAACTCGTTCAGGCCATAAAGCAGGTCTTCACGCCAGATGAAGCGCACGAAATTGAAATTATCGCTTCTTTCATGGCCGACTGGTTGAGAGTAGATGCAGGTGACCGCAATGAGTTAGTTAGAGAGTGGAGAAGCGGAAAGCTTACACTTCTCAAATCAGAAATCACCAGCGAGACCGGTGTAACAACCGGTCAGGATTTAGAACCTGATAATGGTATCCAGATTGACGAGAATGATGACGAAACCACACGTTATCCAGTCGTTCGTATGCCGTTTCGCAAGCAGCTGCTTGCCCAGTTCACCGCCGACGAACTGCGCCACCACTTAACCCGCGAAGAATACGAAGGTATCAGCGCGCTGGAAATGGACACTGACAACGGTTACGTCCAGAACCTGCTGCTGGCGGCAGAAAACTGCGAAGAGGTGAAGGGTTACGATACCAAAGACCTTTGGCGCTATACCGACGCCATTCGCAAGGTGTTCAGCCAGGAGAAGCGCCACGAACTCGCTTTGGTTCTCCGATTCACCAGAATCTGGGCGGCGACTGATTACATTGACCGCGGCATTCTCGTTCGTGAATGGGCTAACGGTAATCGCATCAGTAATGTTCAGCGCACTGATTCTGGTACCAATGCAGACGGCGGCCATGTAACGGATCGCGGCGAAGGCGCGCACCACACTCTGGACACTCTCGATCTTGAGATCGCATGTGCCCTACTGCCTATGGACTTCCACCACTTCGAAATTCCTTCGAGTGTCTTACGACGTGCCAAAGAAATCGTGGCTAAGAAAGAAGAACCATGGAAGTCATGGAGTGCAATCTTACGCAATCAACCAGGTGTACTGGCGGTGAACCGTGCGGCAATCTTCAATCTGATCCGTATCGCACCAGAGAACATTCATCACACGCCAGCGGCTCATCTTGAGTTTGTGAATAAAACCATGACGGCTGAGTTTAACTCTGCTGTGGAGTTGCTGCCGCTGTCTACTCCGGCTGTTGAGACCGAAGCACCTGTTGAACAACCGCAGGTTGTACATCTCGGCAGTGGCGTGTTCTCCATCGGTGGCCTGATGGGTGGAAATATCGATCCGGTCATCAATACCACCTCAAATGAAATCGAAAAAACGGAAAACACAGCGGAGACCACCAGCAATGTGCAGATGGAAACGGCTAAGCCAGAGAAAGACGAAGATGTTGGTTCGATACCGCCGGGCGAAAGCACTGATGCAGCTAATACGCAGACAGATTCCATAGCGCCGGAAGAGCAGCAGTCAGAACCCGTAATCGAATACCCGGCTTACTTCGAGCCTGGCCGCTACGAAGGCCTGCCGAATGATGTTTATCACGCAGCAAACGGTATTAGCTCAACCCAGGTAAAAGATGCCCGCGTCAGCCTGATGTACTTCAACGCGCGTCATGTGGCTAAAACTATCCCGCGCACAGCATCCAAAGTGCTGGACATGGGAAACCTGGTGCACGCCCTTGCATTGCAGCCGGAAAACCTCGAAGCAGAGTTCAGCGTAGAACCAGAGATCCCTGAAGATGCGTTTACGACCACCGCTACTCTGCGTGAGTTCATCGACGCGTACAACGCCAGCCTGCCGACGCTGCTAAGCGCTGACGAGATTAAAGCGTTGCTTGAACAACATAACGAATCCCTTCCCGCTCCAGTGCCGCTTGGCGCGAGCCTGGAAGAAACGGGTCAAAGCTATATGGCTCTCCCTGTTGCGTACCAGCGTATTGAAGAAGGACAGAAGCAGACAGCAACGGCAATGAAGGCATGCATAAAAGAGTACAACGCCACCCTGCCCGTGCCGGTTAAAACAAGCGGCAGCCGTGATGCGCTACTCGAGCAACTAGCGATCATCAATCCTGATTTGGTTGCGCAGGAAGCGCAGAAACCGACGCCGCTGAAAGTGTCCGGCAGCAAAGCAGACATGATCCAGGCAGTTAAGTCGGTTAAGCCCGATGCCATATTCGCCGACGAATTGCTGGATGCCTGGCGCGACAATCCTGGCGAAAAGATTCTGGTTACCCGCCAGCAGCTGGCCACAGCGCGGGCAATTCAGTCCGCACTACTGGCGCACCCGACCGCGGGCATGCTGCTGACACATCCAAGCCGCGCCGTAGAAGTGAGCTACTTCGGTTTCGACGACGAAACCGGATTAGAAGTGCGTGTACGTCCAGATCTAGAAATTGAGTTGGATGGCGTGCGCATCGGTGCTGACCTGAAAACCATCAGCATGTGGAATGTGAAGCAAGAAAGCCTTCGCGCCAGGCTGCACCGGGAAATCATTGACCGCGACTACCACCTCAGCGCGGCTATGTATTGCGAGACCGCAGCGCTGGACCAGTTCTTCTGGATTTTCGTCAACAAAGACGAGAACTACCACTGGATCGCCATCATTGAGGCATCCACCGAACTGCTGGAACTGGGCATGCTGGAGTACCGCAAAACGATGCGCGCCATCGCCACGGGTTTCGACACAGGCGAATGGCCAGCGCCGATCACTAACGATTACACAGATGAACTGAACGACTTCGACCTGCGCCGCCTCGAAGCGCTGCGCGCTCAGGCTTAAGGGGGATTTATGCATAACACTAACGTTACCGTTGCTGACCAGAACACCGTTATTAACTCCAACGTGGCTTTGTTTGATTCCCAGTATCTGAACGCCATCAGCACTTTTGCGCAGATCATGGCGCAAGGCACCGCGACCGTTCCTAAACACCTTCAGGGCAATCAGGCCGACTGCATGGCTGTAGCGATGCAAGCAGCACAGTGGCAGATGAATCCCTTTGCCGTGGCGCAGAAGACGCACCTGATTAACGGTGTACTCGGGTATGAAGCGCAACTGGTTAATGCTGTGATTTCGCGCAGTGGCGTACTGGCCAGCCGCTTTGAATATGAATGGTACGGGCCATGGGAAAAGGTCGTTGGAAAATTCCATATCCGTAAAGGCGACAAAGGCGAGTACCGCGTCCCTGGCTGGACCCTGGCTGACGAAGCCGGGATCGGCATCATTATCAGCGCAACGCTGAAAGGCGAGGATAAACCGAGAGAACTCGATTTACTGCTGGCTCAGGCCCGTACCCGAAACTCTACACTTTGGGCTGACGACCCTCGCCAGCAGCTGGCGTACCTGGCTGTCAAACGTTGGGCGAGACTGTTCTGCCCGGATGTGATTCTGGGCGTTTATACCCCGGATGAACTGGATGATCGCCGTGAAGAACGAGAGGTAAACCCGGTACCGGCGCAGCACGTTAGCCTCTCTGATATTTCAGGTGACAACGTCACTACGACTCAAACGGCTCAGGAATCAGCTCAAAACATCGATGCGCTTGCTGATGATTTCCGTGACCGCATCGAGGCGGCTCAGGACGTGGATAGCGCTAAAGCTCTGCGCGCAGATATTGAAACCGTGAAAGCAACGCTGGGTTCTGCCCTGTTCACTGAGCTGAAAAACAAGGCCGTGAAGCGTTATTACCTGGTTGATGCTCGTAACAAAGTCGAAGCAGCCATCAATTCCTTGCCACCTTCAGATGATCCAGATGCAGCTGCTCGGTTCGCAGAGGTTGAGCGCGTTCTTGCATCGTCGAAACGCCATCTGGGCGACGAATTGCATGGTCAGTTCAGCATCACCCTGGCGGATATGAAACCGGAATACGTGGACTAACGAGATCGGGAGGGGAAACCCTCCTTCAAGGAGAAGAAATGCGACTGATTAATCGAGGCAGTAAGCAATCCCCTTTGGCTCGCCAGGCATGTGAAATCGCACTCGCAGCCCACCAGCAAAGATATGGCGACTATGGGCGCAGCAAGATGAAAGAGACTTATACGGTGAAGGTAGAAGGCGTGAAGGTCTGGGTGGAGGTGGTGAACCGCAAGGCGAGCTATGTGGCCACGGCAATGACAGGCATGCGACGACTGCGATCCTTACCTGGGCAGGTGGCCTGATATTGAAATATCACACTACATAACTTTGAGAGTTCATATTTATCAAACTGGAGGTTTTCATGGGACAGCTCGTTAGCCTGGAGGATTGGGCTTCCGGTCCAAACGGCTTCAAGCAACCACCATCCAGAGCGGCGCTGCACAAGATTGCTAAAACAGGACAAACGATCCCAAGGGCGCTGAAACAAGGTCGTCGGTGGGTTATCGATGAAGAGGCCAAATTCATTGGTATGCTCGCATCGCCGGCTCTACCACCACGCATGCCGAAAGCGGTTAAGACGCTTATGGAGAGAGTAATTAATGGCAGCCAGACCACGTAATCACAGGGTTGATATCCCAAATCTCTACTGCAAGCTTGATAAGCGTAACAGCAAAACCTACTGGCAATATCGGCACCCTTTAACCAGTCAGTTTATCGGTTTTGGTACCGATCAAGAGGCGGCCAGACTGGCCGCCTCTGAATTGAATCGTCTGCTTGCGCAGCAGGAAGTTGCCCAGTCGTTTGCCCTGATAGATATGGTCAACCATAAGAAAGTTAATTCCAAGAAATCGATGCGGATGCGCCTATGGATTGAACGGTATCTGAAAATTCAGGAGGAGCGACTCAGCAATAAAGAGATAAAAATTAATACGCTTAAATCAAGAAGGACATGCACAAACGTACTGGTTGAAAGGATGCCTGATGTTGGCATTCAGGAAGTCACCACCAAAATGCTGGCAGCCATTACAGACGAATATAAAGCCAGAGGCAAAGCACGAATGGCGCAAACGCTCCGCAGCGTCTGGATTGACCTATTCAAAGAGGCGCAGCACGCAGGCGAAGTTGAGCCGGGATATAACCCGGCGCTAGCCACAAGAAAAGTCGTTGTCCGGGTAAGTCGTTCGCGACTGAACCTTGAGATGTGGAAGTCGATATTTGAAGCTGCCTCCAATATGGCGCCCTACGTCCAAAACTCCATGCTTCTGGCAGTTGTCACCGGGCAACGGCGCGGCGATATCGCCAAAATGAAGTTCTCTGATGTATGGGGCGGTCATCTCCACGTTGAGCAGCAAAAGACCGGAGCGAAACTGGCTATACCGCTCTCGCTACGCTGCGAGATGTTGGATATTACACTGGCGCAGGTGATCAAGCGATGCAGGGATCGGGTCGTAAGCCCCTGGCTTCTCCATCACGTGACCTCAAGCGGTAATGTGAAAGCAGGCGATCAGGTTGGCGAGAACAGCCTTAGCGTCTCCTTCAAACTCGCGGTCGATAGTACTGGCATTTCCGTAGAGGATGGAAAAACAATGCCGACTTTTCACGAGCAGCGTTCTCTATCGGAGCGTCTGTATGAGGGGCAAGGCATCAATACCCAGCAGCTACTAGGTCACTCATCAGACAGGATGACAGCGCAGTATCATAACGATCGCGGTCTCGAATGGGTGAAAGTTAAGGTGTAGCTACGTCAATAATTGGACCGTATCCCCCTGCAAATTTCACAGAATTTAAGAATTCATTTTGGGGAGGAATTTTGGAGGAGTTTTGGGGAAGAAAAAATCGGGCAAAATCCGGGCACCGCGCCCGGTTCTGCTTCCAGCCTGAAAAAGCCCTTACGAACTCAACCCGCGGTTATCCAGCATCGGTTCGATCTTCGGATCGTGGCCGCGCCAGTTCCGGTAAAGTTCAGCTAAATCAGTACTATTCCCGCGCGACAAAATGGCCTCGCGGAATTTCTGTCCGTTTTCGCGAGTCAAACCACCCTGCTCGACAAACCACTGATAGCCATCGTCTGCCAGCATCTGCGTCCACAGGTAAGCGTAATACCCTGCCGCATAGCCGCCGCCGAAGATATGGGCGAAGTAGCTGCTGCGATAGCGCGGTGGAACGGCGGGCAGATCCAGCCCCTCTTTGTGCAGTGCTGCCGCTTCAAAAGCGTCAACATCGTCCACGGGTTCGCTGATGCCGTGCCAGTTCATATCCAGCAGCGCAGCGCTAAGCAACTCGGTCATGTCATAACCTTTATTAAACTGCGTCGCGTTAAGCATTTTATCGCGCAGCGCCTCCGGCATCGGCTCTCCGGTCTGATAGTGGCGGGCATAGTGGGCAAACACCTGCGGATGGCTCGCCCAGTGCTCGTTGATTTGCGATGGGAACTCGACAAAATCACGCGGCGTATTGGTGCCGGAGAGGGAGGCGTAGCGCTGGCTGGCAAACAGACCGTGCAGCGTATGACCAAACTCGTGGAACAGGGTGACCACATCGTCCCAGGAGATCAGCGCCGTCTGACCGTTAGCCGGTTTTTGATAGTTGCAGACATTGTAGATAACCGGGCGCGAGGCAAACTCATACGATTGCTCGACGAAATTCCCCATCCACGCCCCACCGGCTTTCGATTCGCGGGCAAAGAAATCACCGTAGAACAGCGCCATCCCTTCACCGGTGTGGTCGAAAATTTCCCACACACGGACATCAGGATGGTAAACCGGAATATCGAAACGCTCGACAAAGCGGAGGCCAAACAGCTGGCTTGCAGCCCAGAATACGCCATCCTGCAACACGGTGTTGAGCGCAAAGTACGGCTTGATTTGCGACTCGTCGAGAGCATATTTCGCCTGGCGCACACGCTCAGCATAAAAGGCCCAGTCCCACGCCTGCACGGTGAACCCGCCCTGCTCGTTATCAATCACGTTTTGGATATCGGCCTGCTCAAGCGTCGCTCGGGTGCGTGCGGCGGGCACAATTCCGCGCATAAAAGCCAACGCGGCGGCAGGTGTTTTCGCCATTTGATCGGCGATACTCCAGCTTGCGTAGTCCTCAAACCCCAACAATTTTGCCTGACGCGCACGCAACGCGGTGAGACGCAGGATCAGTGCCCGGGTATCGTTTTCATCCCCTTTCTGGGTACGCGTCCAGCCCGCGTTAAACAAATTTTCGCGCGTCTGACGGTCACGCAGCGCGGAAAGTGCGGGTTGTTGAGTGGTATTCAGCAGCGGAATCAACCAGCGATCGTTCAGCCCTTTCTCCGCGGCGGCATGGGCAGCCGTCGTAATCTCGTCAGGACTGAGTCCATCAAGCTGATGTGCATAATCCACGACCAGCCCACCGGCTTTGGTGGCGGCCAGCAGACGCTGATTAAACTGGCTGGTGAGGGTCGCCGCCTCGGTATTCAGCGCTTTCAGCTCCGCTTTTTCTGCATCATTCAGCCGCGCACCGGCCAGCACAAAGTGCTGGTACGTCTCTTCTGCCAGCCGACGGGATTCGGCGTCCAGCGCAGCACAATCCTGCCAGACGCTCTCCACGCGAGAGAACAGCGTGTCGTTAAGCCAGATATCGTTCGCCAGGGCAGCAAGCTCGGTAGAGATCTGCTCCTCAAGCGCCTGTAAGTCATCATTGGTGTGCGCAGAGGTCATGGCGAAGAAAACACTGCTGACACGCGAGAGCATGGCACCGCTTTTTTCGAGCGCCAGCACGGTATTGTTGAAATCGGGGGCGGCCGTTTGCGCGACAATCGCGTCAATTTCGGCTCGCTTCTGGCGTATCGCTTCATCGAATGCCGGGCGGTAGTGGCCGTCGTTGATTTCGTCGAATCGGGGTGCCTGATAAGGCAACAGGCTGCTTTCAAAAAAGGGATTAGTGGCCGACAT